CGAAGGAGTTTGCCGAGCTTGGCATTATTCATGTGATCCTTCAGGAGGATTTCCTTGGCCTGCATCTTGGGGGATTCCGGACCACCCTTCCCTGGAATTCTCAGGACGAGCATGAGGGTCTCAGGAGCCTTCTCCGTCTCGGAATTGGCCTTGGCCCATGCCAGCAACTTCCCGGAGTACTCGCTGAAAACCTTCTCCCGCTCACCCTTGTCATTCTTGGCTTTGCCAAGCTTGGTTACCTCCACATCTACGTCTCGGAGAGCACGTTTCTCCGAGTCGGTACCACGGTAGAGTAATAATCTTGGGCTGCAAAGCAGCATTGCACAGTCCTTGATGTACTTCGTCTCTCCAACAGTGAGAAGCCGTGCGGCCGCGAGGCCGTCGGCAAATCCTGTTATGAGGGCGTAAGATGCATCATGTCTGGCTCTGTCTGTTGCAGAGGTCAGGTCCGATGACGAGATATAGGACTGATCCACTTTATGATCAGGCCTATGGTTGTCATAGGATTTTCCGAAACGGTAGAGATGGTCTGTTTCAGCGAGACCTACCCTTGCGCCGGGAATCCTTTCAAGGTAATCCTTGAGAAGATGCCCTGCGGGTGATAGGAACACGTTGACCCATACCTCTCCGGCCGTTACCGGTCTGACCTTCCCTCCTGGTTCCGTTACAATTGCAACCTTTGCCTTTGCGAAGGTTTGCTTATTGGCCGGATCCAGGTTGGAACTCCATTTCTTAAAACTTGTAGATGACCAGGCAAAGAGCAATGTTCCAAGCCTGCAATCTACACCTTTCGTGAAAACAGGTTCGGTCGCGAAATAGGGTTCTACCCATTCGCTGAACGTTCCTGGAATCGGTTCTGTAAGATATGCACACGACCATACTGGGAGAGTCTCCCAGTCCTTCGGACATACCATATTCCCGATGTCATCACGGAACTCATCTCCTTCTAGTTGGAATGCGGAGATAATGGGACTCTCTAGCCAGATGCGGAATTCGCCTTCTGGTTTGAGTATGTTCCATTTCCCGCCCGACTCTCGAGTATACTCGATTGCGGCCCCACTAGACAGTGAGGTGTGAGTTTGCCTTATACGGCCTAGATTTGCCTTTTCGGAGACGATCCTGACCTTGTCAGCGATCATCTTCCCAAGGTCATAAGAGCCTTCATAGATC